TGCAACATTGGCAATGTAAACGGTGCTGTTAGATACATACAAACTTTTCCACTGGTTACTTGCATTACCAAGACTGTAAGTAGCATTGCTAGATGGAATGATATTTCCTGTGACATACATTCCGCTAGAAGCAAATACCGCCACATTACCAGTGGCACCAACTCCCACACTAACATTGCCGCCAGGTGATGTAACATCAACGTAACTTGTACCGTTTTCAATTTTTGTACCGCCCGAAACACTTATACCAGTTATCAAGGCGCCATTGCCCACAAAATACTGCCCGTGTACATAAGCAAACGGAGAAGCGCTTGATCCTAAATCATATACCCCGGGTGTGCCCGGAACGATTGTACTATTTGATTGGATATCGCCAACGCCGTTGGCTTGAATAACGAGATTTTGATTGGTTACAGTTGTGGTAATTGTGTTACCAGAGATTTTTACATTGGTCCCTACTGGGCCAGCTGTGTATATTTCTGTGAAATTTTCGTTTACTGCTGTAAATGCTTCGCGCAACGGTTCACCAGTACCATCGTTGGCATTAGCTCCGGTGTTTATTATTTGTTGCGCCATGTAAAAATCAAGTCCTTAGCACTTATTTAGCACTAAAGTGAGATTGGATTTTTGGCTAGATTTTTGCAGGGATAGAAAATTTATTTTGAAAATCTATCATGGGCAGGTGTGTTAGATTTGCCACCCCCAACAATTCACGTATTTCTGCTGTGGTTTCTCCAACAACTCGAAAAAATTCAACTCGGGAATAGTCTTTCATGATCGTTGCCAGTTGTCTAACCCAATTGCCGGTGTATGTGGGGCCGGCCGAACTCTTTTTATAAAATTCTGTACCAGCATACACATTATTGAATCTCCCGGTACGGTTTGGTCCCATATCAAATCCAATCAGATATATTGCAGAACATTCATCTAATGCGGCTTGCCCCACTGCCGCTGGCCCTGAACTGAATCCAAAATATTCTTGTGAAATTTTTCTCGCGCCAGTATCGGGCAAGGGCTTGCGTGTGTAGTGTATGTTACGTTTGCTATAACCTTCGTGTTGTATTCTTTCACTTATGGGTGGGTCGGTGCTGATTAGCACGTCGGGCACAAATTCACGGTATATGGCATTGCACCCATACACACGCCCGTGTGGTTTTAAACAATTTAAATCTATATCTTGGCGGCTAATACCATTTCCCAACACAAATGCCACGGTCATAAAAAATCCCCCCAGTATGTATCTGGGAGGATGCGGTTGGGTTAAAAAATTAACTTGTAACGCTGGCCACTTGTGCCAATTGCAATGAGCCGTTTTGTGATTGAGCACCGGCAATAACTTCAGCGCCGGACCATGTGACTGTGCCTTCGTCTGTGAAGAAGTTGGTTGGGTAGAAGTTTTCGCTGGACTGAACGTTGACCCCGAGGTTACTGTCAGCATAGGTAGCATAAGTCATGCCGGTCCAGTCACGCACCCATTTGTTGGTAATGTAGCTGGCATAAACTGCTGTTGAGTCACCAACACTGTATCTAATGCTCATGTTGCCAGCACTTGCGCTGGCAGCATTTTGAAGCACACACACACCAACTGGATATGCAGTGCCTGAGCCCGATCCTACGGCTGTGGCTGTGAAGATGTCACCTGCAGTAGAATCTAGGCCGCCGCCACAGGCAGCCCAATTGGTTGTTCCAAGCACAGCAATTTGATATGCTTGACCAACAATCAATGATTCGTCAGCAGTGGTAGAAGCTGTGTAAGCAACCAGGAACTTGTGTGCGCCTTTTTGACGTATAATTCTTCCCGTCCCCGAACCAGTGGTTGACGCATCTGCCAAATTTATGTTTACCACACAAGCAATTTCAGGATTGGTTGCGCTGGCAGTACTGGTAGTGGGCGATCCACCAACCACACCCAAATATTCAGTGGAATTAAGTGTGTCGGCCGAGTTATATGGTGTTGCCGGTGCTGTCAAACTACCAAAGTTTGGATATCCAGCGTCAGTTAAAATGTCTTGATTGTAACTAGTGGTTGAACCAGATACTGATGTTCCAGCACCGGTGTTTGTTTTTTGAATTTTTAGAGCTCGTCCCATTTGATTTCTCCTTATAGAAGCCCAATGTGCGTTCTAGGCACTACGCGGTGGGGTTAATCGCCGCATAAAACACAGAATTGTGTTGACAAGTATTTAGCAGAAATGTAAAATACCCTGAGCACACAGCGTAAATATCCCTATGAACCAACAACAAGCAGACTTAATTGAAAAGGGCAATCAACACCGTGCCCAGCATGAACCTGAACTGGCATTACAATGTTATGCTCAAGTCATGATCGAAGATCCCGACAATGCTCCGGCATTTTGCAACTATGGCAATGTGATCCGTGAATGCGGATATCCCGAACGTGGTGTCCCGTTTTTACAAAATTCAATTGCAATTGACCCCACAAACATAACCACGCAATTCAATCTTGCTGTGTGTTATTTGATGATGGGCGACTATGCTCGTGGTTGGCCACAGTATGAAACTCGCTGGCAATTTGAACACTTGGCTGGTACTGAGCCAAAATTTGCTCAGCCTCGCTGGCACGGAGAAGATTTAAAAGATAAAACTATTCTCGTGGTAGGCGAACAAGGCCATGGCGACTGTATTCAGTTCAGTAGATTTCTTTATAATTTGAATGAACGTGGTGCCCGTATTAAACTACAACTTACAGACGGGCTGATTCCGCTGTTGGGTGCCAGCAACATGTTTGAGTCAATAGGTCGTTATACAGATGACATGGGCGCATTTGATTACTGGGTACCCATCATGAGCATCCCGGGTATATTGGGCGTTACTGTGGACAACATCCCAAGACTGCACAACTATCTCACTGCTGATCCCGGGCTCTCACAGCAATGGTTACATCGTTTGGGAGCAAAGAATCGCATGAGAGTGGGAGTGAGCTGGAGTGGTCGAAAAGATTCCTGGATCCATCAACACAAGAGTGTGCCGTTCCCTGTGATACTTGAAATGATCAGATCATGTCCACAATACGAATGGATCAACCTGCAGATTGATGCCAGTGAGACAGAGGATCAACAGTTGGCAGATGTGGGTGTCACAAGATATCCTGGTGCTATCTCTAGTTTTGCAGACACTGCGGCATTAATGATGCACCTGGATGTGGTGGTGAGTGTTGATACTGCTATCAGTCACTTGGCCGGTTCACTGGGACGACCCACCTGGATCATGCTGAATCAATACGGACTGGACTGGCGCTGGTTGTTGCATCGTGATGATAGCCCGTGGTATACCACAGCACGATTGTTTAGACAACCCACACGCGGTGACTGGGCTAGTGTGACTCAAAAGATTACAAAATATCTTTCTTGGTATAAGGTTTAAGGGCGTTTGCGGCAATGGTCGCTCTAATCTTTGCTTTTTGTTCTTCACTCATTGGCTTGCCTTTGTTGATCGGGACTCTTCCTTTGTTAGCGGCTCCTATTTTTGCGGCTCTTTCAGGTGTACATCCTTTTCCAAACATTGGATTATTAACCCCGGATTTAAGTTTGGACATTAACGCACGATATTCAATAGTTTGATTTTTAGAATTTAATTTAGGTTTACCTTTTTGTGATTTACTAAGATTTTGTTTGTGTTGATCAGTCTTGGGTTTATCTTTATGAAAATTACTAATCTTTTTTCTACTTTCTTCTGTAGGAACAATATATCCTGCTATGTTTTGATTTAACCAACGGTCATCATGTAATACTTTACAACGATTTAACACACGAGTTTCCCATGCACTTGCTTGCTCTTTAGATTCAAATACTCTGCGTATTTCTACATCAAAACTATCTGTTCCAGTTTCTTTTATTAGTTGTTGTACCCGAGGACTGCTTGTAAAATAATGTTTCCAAAGGTCTTCGTGTGGATCTACTCGGTTAGCAGAACGAAATCCGTAATAAACTTTGCCAGTAGGACGATGTTTGATTAGATAGGTGTATGGCTTCATATTTTTATTTATGATAGAGTGCGATTTCACCAACATAACAGAGGTAATAAAAAAAGCACCCGAAGGTGCTTTTTTGTGCTTTTTGAAAAAGCCTTGCAGTAATTAACTGAACGATAGGTTCGAAACGGCTATCTCGCCAACATAATCGCCAGCGTTACCAAAACTGCTCGCGGTGTTAGTGAGTTCTATGTATCCGTAACGAGTCATAAATGACACGACTGGTTCAAATGTGCTAGGATCCAACACAACACCACTTGACATCAATGGGATGTATGGGCAGTAGAATGCAGGAGCGTCTGCTTCTGAAGAACCTTTGTAACCGACCAACACAGGTGTTGTATCGCTTGCATAAGAGTCAACGAACACACGCATAGCGCCGTTCAATGTACCAACAAACTTGGTGTTTGTGGGTGCTTCAAAAGTGCCTTCTGTGGTTCTAGCAAATGCACTGGTTGTTGCAGATTGCAACACTGTGAGTGCGGCTGAAGAAACAACAGCCCAGTTACCAGCACCGCGACGTGTGCGCTGTGCGATCAAGTTTGCTGTACGATTGATCAAAACAGCCAATGCGGCATGTTCGTCACCAACGAATGTAGCAGTACCTGAAACGGTTGCCTGGTTGTATGTGAATTCAGTTGCAGCCAATGAGCGCAAGCTGAGAAGGATTTCTTGGTCGATCTCAGCTGTAATCTCTTGGGCCAACGCAGCCATGATTTCAGCTTCTACGTCAATACCGTGCATGGCTTGTGCATCTTGTGCAGATTCAAAAGTCCAGCGAGCTTGCAACTTGCGTGTGCGAGCTTCGACGGCTTGTTTGAGAATCTGTACAGAGATTTGCTTACCGCCGGTACCTTCCATGACTGCTGTTTGACCACCAGTATAGTTGGAAGTACTAGCAGTACCTTGGGGCACTGTAGAGTATGCTGTGGCAATTGTGAATGGACTCAATGCTTCAGTACCTGCTGTAACGCTGGTAGCGGCTGCACTTGTGTCTGTCAATGATTGAGCATAACGCACACGCAATGTGTGGATTTGGCCAACTGGACCAGTCATGGGCTGAACGCCAACCAACTCGTTAGCAATAACGGTGGGCATAACACGACGGATCACT